TTTAAATCACTCACACTAATAATAGACGGTACCGCTGTCCTAGCTAGTGATATAGGAGATGTGGCAGTAGCACTTACCTCAACAGCAACCTCATCAAACTCATCATTTGCTAATAAAATTATTTCATCAACCTTATTTAACTCTGTAGACATAGCGTCACAAGCCGTTTCAATATTGCCAGAATTATCTGTTTGAGTCGCTATCTCAGCCGCTTCTGTTTTAGCTAAATCTATTTCAGACTTAGCCGTAGCTATCCTTGTATTCGCATTCCCCAATGCTGTTGTAGCACTCCCTATAGCGGTTACAGCACTATCAGCCTGTGTATTTATTAAATCTAAAGCAGTGTCAATCTTACCGTCATAAGCCTCACCCTCAGCTTGGGCCGCCTCTAATACAGCCGCATCAAACTGTCCATTAGCCAATTCAACCGCTGTATTAATTCTACCTGAAGCAGTAGCGATTGCGGCTGTGGCTGTATCAATACCCGCATCAACAAGAGTAACAGCCTCTGCCAACTCAGCAGTGGCCTTATCAAGCTCAGCATTATCATTAGCACCCTCTGCCGCCATCTTATCTACCTCTGCATTAGCCGATGCAATTTCAGTTCTGGCATCACCAATATTAGTAACCGCACTATCCGACTGGGTATTAATCAGGTCAGCAACGGCAAGAGTTTCGTCAAGCTCAGTATTAATAGCAGTTAGGGCTGTTGTAATATCTGAATTAGATGTTTTGTTGCCTAAAACATTCTGCAATGATTTTACAGAAGCATATAATGGGATTAAATATTCAGCTTCATCTGGGAATGCCGCTATTGCTGAATCTACATATGCAACAGAAGGATACTGTACCTCTGAATACACAGCAGAACCGCTACTAGGAGCAATATCCAGTGTGTTATTTTTAATATAGTAAATGGGGTCTGTAGTGGTAGCCGCATTCATGTCGCCAGAATCTAAAGCCCTGCCTACCATACGGGATGGTATATACCTGCAAGGCTGGGCTATTGTGCCGTCACTTCTGGTCGCATACATCACCTTGCCGGTATTTAATGTCTGCGGAGTACCGGATGTAAAACTTTGCTCACTGGTACATAACTCTAATAAATCATCCGGCAAGACGTTAATAACTTCCTTAGCACCATCTGTTAGGAACTGCGTCAACTCTGTCTGAGTCGGAGCACTGCTCCCGTCTATGGAAAGGCTGGTTAATCCTTCTACCTGTGCTTCAAAAGTAGCCATTTATTACTTCTTCTTTTTGCGGCTCCGCTTTCTAGCTTTCTTAGCCGCCGCTTTGCCCTTTTTAGTGTAAGGATAATGCTTTTTACCAACCTTAGGCATAGCCAATTCTCCTTCTCATTTCACTCATATTTTGATCAATGCTCTGCTCACTAACCTCTACATCAGTTCTTTTCCCCATGTCTGATATCATATACAGATTGGTAGTAAAAGGACTTACAGATGCTTTCTTACCACAGCTTTTGCAGTAAAACCAGCCTCCCTTATTAGGGGTCTCGCAGTGTACACAATTCTTAATCTTCACAATTCTCATGGTTTCAGGGGCCATCCTTTATACGACAGCCCCTACAGTACCAAAAACTGCTATCTTTATTTATTCAGATTATTGGTCAGCAAATGTAACGCCAGTGTCTGTAGCAGATATGACAGAACCATTAACATACCATACAACACCGTCACAGACCATCTTTACAGATGTTCCAGCGATTGGTGTCAATACGCCAAGTTTAGAGTTACTGTTATTATCACTATCAACCACCGCAGTATCATCACCGCCAGCATCGGTATCGTGCTGAACCAAACCGCCAATAAAATAATTGTCGTTTGAGCCAGTATCGAATGTCCAATCCTGTGCGTCAGCGGCTGTGCCGCCGTACCAAAACTCATATGAAAGACCTTCTTCTTCAGACGGCATTGTAATTGTACAATCCGCTGTAAGATCAGGCATTACATGAATCTTGCCAGAGTCATTTGATGAAACGGTATAAGCATCGGTATCTGGTACGAATACCACACCCTTTGCTACGCCACCGTATTTTCCACTTGATGCATTTATTGAATCAGCTCTCATCATTATCCTCCTTACAGTGATTCAATGTTGTACAGAGCGTGAGACTCGGAGAGAGTGACCTCAAGACCGGCTTCGGTCAGGATCATATCTTTCCGTAAATCTTCATCGTCTGATTGAACATTAGAAATCACATGGGTGTCACGATTAACGCCATTTCCAACAAGCGGCCTGTAAGCAACCTGACTCATATCAGCCATAAGCATGAAACCGGATGCGATACCACGGAAAAGTGGTTCCTTTACCAGATTCAAACGTCCATGAATGGTATCAATAACCATAATGGAGTGACCGAATGCGCCCTGACGGGAATCAAAGTTATACTGGTATGCTTGTGAAGGAGTACGAGAACTGCCTTCTGATGCATGGTTCAAAGAACCTGCCAAGAAAGTAGAACTGCCCAGTTTATTAAAGAATGTAATAACCGGGAGACTGCAAAGTACCAATTTATCACTTGATCCGCCACGTGCGGGGTCAAAGATTACTTCTAAGTCGGAAAGCAGGCGATCATATGTAAACTCAGACTGAGCCGCAGTACGGTAGTAAGAGCTTCCAGAAGAGTATGAAAGTGCCGCATCAGATGCAGACGGATTCACATTCTTCACAATATGACCAACAATGCCTTCGGTGTACTGAATGCCACCTACCCGGGCTTTTTGCCCGAATAGCATGGCCCGCTCAATATCAACCTTATGCTCACGTAATTTATCCGCCCAGATACGAGACCATTCGTCTGCGTATCCCCGGTATCGAGTAGCAATCGCTGTATTTGTCATCTCAGCCGCTGTCTTGAAAATCTGGGTATACCCATAATTATCTTCAAGTTCGCTTGACCAGACATCAGGAGCACCAGAACCTTCTTCAAACGATGTGCCAATAATTTGGCAACTATCGTTATTGGCAAGAACATTGTATCCGCTAACATTAGAGTTAGAGACATCAATGATCTTTCCCGTGAAGGAAGATGTGGAGCCTAGATCAGAGACAGAAGAGTCAACACGGGCAATAGTATGTCCGATACCAGCAGTACTGTCTACTGTACTTACAACAAACACCATACCTTTGATCAGCCAGTCAACCGATGCGCCACCGCTTGTGTCAACTGTGAATGAGTAAGACGAACCTGCCGATACGGCAGAGCCACTATTCACAGCCGCCGCAAGCAAGAATGCACGGTCTGTCCAGTTTACCTTATTCCGATTTTCGAGATAACGGAATATGGGATCATCAGTAGGTGCCTTAGCTACCTTACTAAGGTAGACGAAAAATGGAGATTCCTCCGGTGCTAATTCAGCAACACGGTCTCCAAAGTTATATAATCGTCTACGATCCGGAGCGGTACCTACGCCAGCAGAGGTTGTTGAGGCGGTTACGTCACTGGACTTTAAAGTTCCAGCGTTATATGAAAGTGCCATTTGTTACCTCTATTGTTTAGGGTTTGTTAGTTAGGGAAGTGCCGTTCCACTACCGCTACCCATGATAGTATCCCAAATTTTGTCCTGATCGGACTTGGGAGACTCAGGGGCTTGTCCTTGAAGGACACCAGCAGTACGTGGAGCTTGTCTTGCGGCACTTACCGCTTCCATTGTATCATTGTTTTCAACAGATGACCCGTTCTGCATCTTGTAGAGCTTAACGAGGTTGTCGAGGCCGACAGCTTCTTTTGGCTGTGTAGTGAAAGTGAGAAAATCACGGATATCATTATCTGACATCTTGTAACTTCCACGAAGTTCGCTAACAGTGTTATTCATAGCCATTTCTGCCTGCATCTGTTGCTGTTGTTTTGCCATAGCAGATTGAACTCTATCATTGATCCTTGCATCCATTTTACTGAATACATAATCACCTGTCTGAGTTCCCTCCTTGGCAATTTCCCAAGGATTAAAGTCGTCACCAGATAACTCCGTCTGCGAGTCCTGTGCACCCTGCGGATTGGCTATACCGTTTTGTATCAACTGAACAATATCGGGTCTCTGTTCCAGCATTTGACCTAAGGGCTCCAGTTGCCTCAGCCTTGCATTATCTG